AAACCTTTTTGAGAGGATAAAGCGATGGCATTTCAAGTATCACCAGGCGTACAAGTTCTAGAAGTAGACGCAACGTCTGTAGTACCTGCCGTATCTACCAGTATTGGTGGATTCGTTGGGTCTTTTAATTGGGGTCCTGTTGACCAAGTTGTTACTGTTGGGTCTGAAAAGATCTTGGCAGAAACATTCGGTACACCGGACGTCAATACTGCAAAATACTTTCTAACAGCCGCGTCGTTCTTAAAGTACGGCAACGAGCTGAAAGTAGTCAGAGCCTTAAGCGGTCACGATAACGCGACTGCAGACGGAGCTGGCCTTATAATTAAAAATGATGCCCACTATATTGATAATAGCTACGATACCGGTGCTGGCGCCGTGGGTAACTGGGCTGCACGATACCCAGGAAACCTAGGCAATAGCCTTAAGGTATTAATCGTAACTGAAGGAGTTTCTAACTGGGCAACTATTACATATCACAGTACTAATAAATGGACTGATTTATTTGATGGTGTCCCTGAAACTTCAACTTATGCTGCTGATTTAGGCAAAGGAACTATAGGCGACGAACTTCACGTTCTCGTCTTGGATGAAGATGGATTATTTTCTGGAGTGGCTGGTACCGTTCTAGAAAAATTCTCCTTCTTGTCACAAGGATCTGATGCTAAAAAAAGCGATGGCACATCTAACTATTATGTTGATGTTGTCAATGCTGGTTCTGCTTATGTACGATGGATGGATCATCCAACTACGTTAAGTAATGCCGGTTCTGCTCTTACTGCAGCATCATCAATTGCCGGTTCTACAACCGCGATAGCAGATTCGCTATCCGGTGGATCCGACGATAACGCACCAACCGCAGGTGAAATTGCATTAGGTTTCGACCTATTGTCTGACGCCGATACGGTTGATGTAAACCTACTCTTTGCATATCCAGATGCTAATGGAGCGAATACAATTGCTCTTGATCTAATCTCTATTGCTAACGCAAGAAAAGATTGCATGGCGTTTGTTTCGCCTCCTATTGCAGATTCACAAGGTGTAACTACACCTGAAACTACAGTAGAGGCCTGGGTAAACACTGAAAACTCTGGATTAACATCAAGCTCTTATGCTTCTGTTGATTCCGGTGCTGTTTATGTGTATGACAAGTATAATGACACCTATCGTTGGATTGGTGCAGCCGGACATATTGCCGGTCTATGTGCTAATGCTGACAATGTAGCTGATTCATGGTATTCACCTGCCGGTGTTACCCGTGGTCAATTACTCGGTATCACTAAACTTGCCTACAACCCAACGCAAGCGCAGAGAAATACATTATACAAAGGTAGGATTAATCCTATAGTATCATTACCTGGACAAGGTACGATACTATTCGGAGATAAAACTCTTCTAAGCAAACCATCAGCCTTCGATCGTATTAACGTACGTAGGTTGTTTAATACCTTAGAAAAAGCAGTCTCAATAGCAGCAAAAGCTCAGCTATTTGAATTTAACGACGAGTTTACTCGAGCGCAATTCAAGAATTTAGTTGAACCTTTCTTGAGAGACGTGAAGGGCCGCAGAGGACTAACAGACTTTTTAGTTGTTTGCGATACTACTAACAATACAAGTCAAGTAATAGACACTAATAGTTTTGTAGCTGATATTTATATCAAGCCTTCAAGATCTATTAACTTTATTACTCTGAACTTTGTAGCTACTAGAACCGGTGTTTCATTTACTGAAATAGCCGGTGCAACAGGTTAATAGGAGAAAATTATGGCAATTTTAGGCGTTGATGATTTCAAATCTAAATTAACCGGTGGTGGAGCGAGACCTAACCTTTTCAAGGTTACGTGTAATTTCCCACTGTTTGTCACAGCTAATGTTGAATTAACTTCTTTCTTATGTAAAGGAATTTCAATACCAGCTTCGACTATTGGACCTATTGCAATACCATTCAGAGGCCGTCAGCTTCAAATAGCAGGCGATCGAACTTTCGAACCAATTACTCTTACTTTATCAACGATGTTGATTTCGAAGTAAGAAATTCTTTCGAACAGTGGAGTAATGGTATTAATCAGCATAATCGAAATACGGGAATGTCAGATGTTACTGACTACGTTGCCGATTTAGTGATTGAGCAGCTAAATAAAGCCGGTGAAACAACTAAAACTTACGATGTAAGAGGTTGTTGGCCGACTAGTGTTAGTACTATAGACCTGAGTTATGACTCTTCGGATGCAATTGAAGAATTTACGGTTGAGCTACAAGTTCAATATTGGGAATCAAATACCACAACTTAAAAGTGGTATAAATACTATTAGAAGAGGCCCCTCAAGGGGCCTCCGATAATATAGGATAAATTATGGCAGAATTTTTCGGTTTTGAAATCAAAAGAAAAGGATCAAAGGCTCCGGATAGGATTTCCTTTGTTCCAGATTCGG